AGTACTTAGGCCTGATGGTCCTAGGATCATCAATATATATATAAGTCTTAATCTGTCTGAAGCTTTACGCTTTAAGTACGGCATTAATCCTAATATATTCTTTACACTAAGCAAGGAAAGAAAGTAACCTTTCTCCCTCATTTCCATAAGTAATGACGGTAGATATTTGTAGTTTCTTACTGTAACCAAGATATTACCAGCACCAAGAGGAGTAAAATCCCCTAAAGTACTGTGTATCCATCTTTTGGCGAACTCAGCAGTAGATCCTTGATGAGATTTCACAAGGTTTACATCTACGCCAAGAACTTCCATGATTGCAAGGTAGGCTTTCGCCACCGCATCATCGGCAATAACAATGTCATCACCTAGCACTGCATAATTTGTAAATATGCATTTACAACCACATCTCTGAGCCGCTATCTGAACTATCAAATGGTGGGTAAGAGCTAACATCCCAAAAGAGCTGTAACAGCCCATTGGTTGTCCTACAGAATACCTGATCGGTGAATCATCTAAGTGCCAAGGTCTATCAAGGATAGCCCGCCACAAATCACCTCTAACACCTAAAGTGTTGAGAATTTGGACTTGCAATTGAACAGGTAACCTGTCAGTTGCTGCACTAAGATCGAACGAGTAAAGCACGTGCGACGCACGATTTAAATCGAGAAGTCGTCGTAATGGTTTCACCTGGTTAAAGGTTCCGTCCATCGGCAATCGTTTTAAGATTGCTGCTATAGAATTATGAAGAGGATGGAACACAACTTGTGTCCACCAATCTGTAATTGCTATAATACGAACTTTTCCTCGTGCCTCGTTTAGTTTAACTAAACGTCCCAAGTATCTTGGGAAACTCTCCGAGATTACCATGATAGGTAAAAGGGCCATTCCAAGTAGTATCAATCCGAAATGCCAAAGGACAGTCATATAGTATCTATTAGATAAACAATATCTTACCCAGTTATACCACACTCGTGGATAACGGATATAGGCTATTGCATCCAATGGAGCACCATATGTAGCTTTTGCGTAATTAGGTCCAGCAGATTCTGATATCGTAAAGAGATCAGGCTGCTGCAATCTTAAAGATTTCAACCCTAATGAGTGCACAGCAAGATCTATCTCATATTGAGGTAGAGTACAGCTAATCCCTTTAAAAGGATCGGTTATAGTACCCAGTTTAAGAACTGGTCTAGCACCCATTACTCGGTAGATTGATAGTACTGTTAACACAGCACGTATAACTAATTTCCCCTCACCCGAGTCTCGTAGCTTTCCAGCTATCATAGATTTACGAAGTGGTAAGGGTATTAGTTTGGGTAAGCCTTTCCCAGTAATGCTTATAAAGATCTTTGATCTTTTATAAGATTCATTACCAAGCCAGCATACAATAGCACGGGATACCTCAGCAAGATACTGAACTAACCACGTGGATCCATTATGTTTCCATAATGTTTGGACTCTATTGCACATTGGTAGGAAACCTTGTTTCCACATATGTGATAGACCCATGAG